GTGGGACATCAAATCCGTGGAAAACAGGCAATATAACTCAACAAATGCTACTATCAGAACAAGACCCCGAACTTGCTGCTGTGCTGCAAAGAGAGGCATCTCAGTAATTTAATTTAAATAATTTTTCAACAAATAAGTCTGTGGCTTATGGGAAACTTTATTTATGAATCTGTGATTCTGTTTTACATTAAATTACTTTCAAGTTTGTAACTTGAATGGTCGTTTTAGTAATTTTATTAGGAGGAAGAAATGGCTGCTCCATTTCAGAATTACTCTGGAGGTGTCTTACTTGCAGACATCGTAAAGAGAAATAATTTTAGTACCTACGTTTCTCAAGCTATTAAAGAACGTAGTCTATTTATACAGTCTGGTGCTGTAGTTCGTAATGCTCTGCTTGATGCAAGAGCAGGTGGAACAAGAATACAAGTTCCAGAATTTAATCCAATAGCTCCAACTGAAGAGATTATTGATGGTACTGCTACATGGGGTACAAGCACCAATGGTCATCTAACTCCACAAAAGATTGGAACTGATACACAGATTGCAACTATCTGTCATAGAGGTTTTGCTTACGCTGTAGATGTATTAGCTGCTGGTGAAGATCCTATGGGTCATATCAGAAATCAGCTTGCAGATGCTATCAACAAATTAAACTCTGTTCGTTTATTTGAAACACTTACAGGTTTATTCCATACAGCTTTAAACTCTCATCGTCTTGAGAAGCAACTAGGTGGTTCTGGTTCTACTGCTGAAGCAAACTATCTTACTGCTGCTACTGTTGCAGAAGCTCGTTCTAAGATTGGAGAAAGAGGTGAGGAGCTTGATCTTCTTATCGTTCACCCATCTGTTGCTTACTACTTATATCAGGTAGGTTTACTTACATTTTCAACATCTGCTCTTGCTGCCAGTGGTGCAGTAACTTGGGGTGGTGGTGGTGTTGGTGTAACTGACAGATCAATCGGTCAATTTGCTGGTTGTACAGTTATCATCGACTCACAGGTGAACATCAATGACCCAACAACTACTGGTAATCGTCAGGAGTTCCGTTGCTACTTAATGAAGTCAGGAACAATTCTTGAAGGTGTTCAGTCAGAACTAAACATTGAAGCAGAAAGAAACATTCTTTCTAAGCAAGATGTTATGTCTGTTGATTACCACAGTGCTTATCACGTTATGGGTACAAAGTGGTCTAATGCTGCTGACAACCCAACTAATGCTGCACTTCGCACAGGTTCTAACTGGGGTGTTACTTATGATGTTGACCAGATTCCTATGGTTGAAATCTTTGTTAATACACCACTTGATAATGGACTTAAGTCTTAATTTGACTTAAAATTCTATTGCTTGGTAATAAAGAAACCTCATCAAATATTGGTGGGGTTTTTTCTTTACGCTACAATAAAACTAAAATTAATTATTAATCGTGGCAGCTACTATAAATGCAACCTTGAAAAGTGAAACTGCTAATAGCTATGTCACTTTATCTGAATCTAATGATTACTT